AATGCGTATTAAAAAGTCTAATCCAGCACGCCGTAGAAATTTTAGAGCCAGACATAATTGCGAGAATCCAGGCCCTCGCACCAAGGCAAGATATTGGTCTTGCAGAGCCTGGTAAAAGGAAACTCAATGTTTGATATTAAAAAATTCTTAGAAACAGAAGCCAGACTTACATCACCATATAAGTCAGCCAGAGCTGAACACAGACCCGATACAGCCATGGGTACTGACAAAGCACCCTTTAAAGGGAAGTTAGTGGGCAGTGATGAGAGTGTTGATCCAACACTTAATACAAAATTAGAATCTGAGTGGGAACAATTTGAAGCTGTAGTACCTCCTATTGCAGGTACAAAGCCTGTAGTACCAGGTCAGACACCACCACAAAGTCCAGAAGAAAAAGCTGCTGCTGCCAAGGCTGCTGTTACAGCTAAAACTGCATTACAACCTACTGGTATCGATCCTAAAAAATTAGCTCAGGGCGATAAACCAACTCAGATGAAACTGGCGGATGTAATTAACAAAATTGCCAGCAATCCTCAAACAGCAGTAAAACTTAATCCTCTGTTAAAAACTGCTGTAGCTGAAGGTCCTGAAAGACTAAAAGGATCAGGTCGTGCAGACTTTAGTCAAACACTTGGCGTTGGTATTGGTACTAATCATCATACCTATGACGAAGGCATCAACCCATCAGACAAAGTTACATTGGATATACCACTGTTAATTCGTTTGTTGGAGTATGCCCGTGAAGATGCTAAGACTGACATGGACCTACATGACTTAACAGAGAAGTTGATTGCTCAGGGTTCAGAGCCAGGTAAGACATTAACCATGGCTGACTATGAAGACTTGGTACCTGGTACTGATGTAGTAACCATGGCTGAAGGTATGTCTGGTAACTTTGACATGAGTGCTGAAGATGCTGCTGATGTCGCTGCAAAAATTAATCAACACCTGGATCATATGGTACAGGATCTTGGTGAGATAGAACAAATCGTAAAACACCATGTACCTAGTATGTATCGTAACATGGAGGCTTATACCTTTGCACATATCAAGACATCATTAGGCGGCTATGGTTACATTGATCGTTTTAATACTAGCATTTCTGATCTAGTTGAAGAACTCAATGAATATGCCCAGGGTGGTGAAGACGATTCAATGTAATATTGTTGTCCATACATTATGGCGCATTTAACAGCAAATGTACCCCCTATTCATGGTTGGGTTCGAAAAGAATTTTTATATGATTTTAAAAAGGGGCAAGGCGAATACGAGCCCTGTATCTGGGTTACAGTAAAAAGTCTGCGTAGTCAGGCGTTTCGTATTGAAGCATATCTACCACAGTACGGTGCGTTGTATGATAAGTTACCATTACATGCGTTTGTAAGTAGAACTGATAATCTAGGTCCGTTTTTAGATCTAGATGTCCTGCAAATCTGGGACTGTTTCAGTTATGATTTCACAGTAATACAAAAAGCATTTTTAAGAAACCTTAGTTGCAAATTTTATGCCAAAGATAAAAAATTTTATAATGGTAATTATTTGTTTACTGTAGACCACTCAGCACCAGATTTAAACATTATAGATACTAGTTATGCTGAATGGCCCGAGGATCATAAGAGCTTTAATTTTATCGAGCTAGATAATGGACAGTATGCAGCTCAACCAAACAATCGTTGTTTGTTTTATGATGCTGCAAGTAATCCTGTTGATATGAAGTTTCCTGACTTCAAAGTCTGTACTAAAAAATATGTTGTAGAACGAAATCCCAAATGGTTCCTTGGTGATACTACCACCGTAATGTATGAAAAAGAGTAAATATGATTACATTTAATGGTAAAGTTCATGACAAACTTTGAAATATATCGTAAAGAAGTATATGAGCTAGTTACACAAACAGAACATCGTTTACATTTAAACATTCATACTAACCTAGAAGCCTATATAGTAAATCTTATAGCTCACTATTTTGATAAACCCGATCTAAACTATACAGAGCCTGTGGCCATAACCTATATGACCCTGAAACAACAACATACAGCCAACATGGCCAATTTACAAAAACTGGCTGATGTTTGTTTATTAGTGAGTGGTGTATGCCCATTTAATGCTAGTCGTTATGGTGTAGACCCAAAGTATTATACTGACATAGGTCGTACCTGTTATTATGAGGCCAGCCAATGTCCTAAACCACCCGATCAGTTATTGGCTGAACTGTCACAATACTTTCCCAAACTCCGAGATATCATTAGTGCTAGTCTGGATCAGACTACCAAAAGTCTCAGACAAAAACGCAAACTTACTGAAGCTGGTAGTGAATTATATGGTAACATTGGGCCAGTAATAATTACTTGATGTATTGTATTTTAGTTTTGCATCTGTTACAATGCATATCTACTTTAAGGAGAATGTATGAGTAGCAAAATGTTTAATGCAGAACAAAAGGCCAAACTGAACCAACTAGTAAATGAAGGTATTGGCATCCTAACCGAAATCGAAGACCTAACTGGTGGCTTGAATGACACCATCAAAGCTGTGGCAGAAGAACTAGATGTTAAGCCCAGCATCCTAAAGAAGGCCATTAAGATTGCTCAGAAGTCTAAACTGGGTGAGACCAACGCCGAGCATGATGAACTTGTAACTATTCTGGAAACTGTAGGGCGCACTCTTTAATGAGTTATGTAGATGCTTTCTGGGAAAGAGATCGTGACCGTATTCATGTCGTAGAGCGTGTGAACGGTGAGCGTGTCTATACAGAGTATCCTGCTAACTATGTGTTCTATTACAATGATCCCAAAGGTAAGTTCAGAACAATTTATGGTAACACCGTAAGTCGTTTTACTACCAAGAGCTATAAAGAGTTTCAGAAAGAAGTTCGCATACATGGCAAAGATAAAACCTGGGAGTCAGACATAAACCCAGTGTTTAGATGCCTGAGCGAAAACTATCTGGGTAAAGACAGTCCAAAACTTCAGACTTGCTTTTTCGATATTGAAGTGGACTTTGACCCTGTGCGTGGATACAGTCGTCCTGACGATCCATTTAATCCCATCACAGCCATCAGTTTATACTTCGACTGGCTGGATAAACTAATCACATTAGTTGTTGCTCCTCGAGCAATGAGCGCAGAAACTGCCACAGAAATTTGTGATAGCTTTGAAAATTGTTTCTTGTTTAGCACTGAAGCAGAACTCTTGGATGCATTCCTGAACCTGATTGATGACGCAGATATCCTGAGTGGTTGGAACTCAGAAGGTTTTGATATTCCCTACACCACCATGCGTATCAATAAGGTACTAAGCAAAGATGACACTCGTAGACTTTGCTTATGGGGTCAGTATCCCAAGCATCATCCCTTTGAGCGTTTTGGATCACAGGAGTTTACCTTTGATCTGATTGGTCGTGTACACCTGGACTATATGCAGTTGTATCGCAAATATAACTATGAAGAACGCCACAGTTATGCACTAGATGCCATTGGTGAATACGAACTAAACGAACGCAAAGTAGCCTATGAAGGTACCCTGGACCAGTTATATAACAAGGACTTTAAAAAGTTCATAGACTATAACCGCCAGGATACAATCTTGTTGGCCAAGCTGGATAAGAAGTTAAGGTTTCTGGATCTGGCCAACGAACTTGCCCATGATAATACTGTGTTGTTACAGACTACCATGGGTGCTGTTGCTGTAACCGAGCAAGCAATTATTAATTATGCACATCAACAAGGTTTAATTGTACCTAACCGAAAGGAAAGAATTACAGATGAACAAACTCAAGCCGCAGGTGCCTATGTTGCTTATCCCAAAAAAGGGCTTCACGACTTCGTCGGAGCCATCGACATCAACAGTCTGTATCCTTCTGCGATCCGGGCCCTCAACATGGCGCCAGAAACAATCGTCGGACAACTCAGACAAACAATGACGCAAAACTATCTGGCTGCTAAAATAGCCAGTGGTACTAGCGCATCAGGAGCCTGGGAAGGATTGTTTGGTACCCTGGAATACACCGCAGTCCTGAACCAGGAAGCAGGTACAGAGATAACCATAGACTGGGAAAACGGTGACTCAGATGTTTATAGTGCTGCCCAGATCTGGAAGATGATCTTTGATGGTAATAATCCCTGGACACTGAGTGCTAACGGCACCATCTTTAAGTATGATGTGGAAGGCATTGTACCTGGACTCCTGGGACAATGGTATTCAGAGCGTAAAGAACTTCAGGCTAAAAAGAAAACAGCTTCAGATCCTGCAGAAATTGCGTTCTGGGACAAGCGTCAGTTAGTTAAAAAGATTAACCTTAACTCACTATACGGTGCCATACTTAATGCTGGCTGTAGATTTTTTGACATCAGGATTGGACAAAGCACTACACTGGTTGGCAGACAGGTTGCTAAACACATGGCCAGCTTCCTTAATGAACAGGTTACTGGTGAATATAATCACTTGGGTGATTGTATAGTGTATGGTGACACAGACTCTTGTTATTTTAGTATGTATCCCATACTTAAGTCTGAGATTGAGTCAGGCAAGATGAACTGGAATAAAGAGATCTGCATACAGTTATATGATGAGTTGGCAGATCAACTTAACCAGAGCTTCCCAGCCTTCATGGAACAGAGCTTTCATTGTCCCAGAAAGCTAGGCGAGATCATCAAAGGCGGGCGTGAGCTTATTGGTATCAAGAGTTTGTTTATAACCAAGAAGCGTTATGCTGTACTGATTTATGATCAGGAAGGTAAACGACTGGATGTTGATGGCAAACCTGGTAAAGTTAAAGCCATGGGCCTGGATCTGAAGCGTTCAGATACGCCTAAGGTAGTGCAGGAGTTCCTGAGTCAGATTTTGATGGAAACCCTCAAAGGTTCTGATAAAGAGGTCATCATTGAAATGATCAAGGACTTTAAACTATTGTTTGCTGAACGACCAGCCTGGGAAAAAGGTACGCCCAAGCGTGTTAATAACCTAACTAAGTTTACCAACGAAGAAAAGCGATTGGGCAAAGCCAATATGCCAGGCCATGTCAGAGCTGCCATGAACTGGAACAATCTGAAGCGTATGAATTCAGACAATTACAGTATGCAAATCATGGATGGTATGAAAACTATCGTATGTAAACTAAAAGATAATCCCATGGGTTATACTAGTGTGGGTTATCCCACAGATGAAACTCATTTACCTGAATGGTTTAAAGAGTTGCCCTTCGATGATGACGAAATGGAAGCTACAATCGTGGACCAAAAGGTGGATAACCTGCTTGGTATTCTGGACTGGGACTTATTGAATGCTACCAACAATAAGAGTACAGTAAACGACCTGTTTAGTTTTGATTAATGATAGAAGAACAAAAGGAAATAAGAGCACTTAAATTGTTGTTATTACAACATCAGGAATCTTTTGATCTTAGCAAATTATCTAGAGCATTTAATTTTGCAGCAGAAAATTATTATGTAACAGAAGAAATAACTTCTGAATTGCGAACAGTTTTTAACGAAGAAATAGAAACTGTTAAAAATTTTCAATCCAGAGTGCTAGACATAATAAACAACAAAATTAAAATTTTACAAACAGAAA